ACAAGTTCAATTTTAGTTTCCGTTGCTGGTGTACTTCAGGAGCCTAACTCAGCATATACATTAGGAAGTGGCGGTACACAAATCGTATTCACAGAAGCTCCTGGTGCAAGTGATAATGTATTTCTAATTTACTTAGGAATTGCATATGATGGCGCTGTAGTAGGTCAAGCATCATTTACTTCTTTTACAGAATTAGCTGCAAGAGCGGCCTCAGACGACAGATTTTTAGTGTATGATTTATCAGCACAATCAGTTAAATGGATTGAAACAAGTAATATTGTCAAGGCCACAACACAAAGAGATTACACAGGTGATGGTTCAACAACTACATTCACAGTTTCAAGTGGTGTAAGTGAAGATAATTTATTGGTAATGAATGAGGGTTTAGTATTATTACCAGGAACAGACTATACAGTTTCAGGTACAACTTTAACTTTAACAACAGCCCCTTCGGTAAATGATAAAATTGATATTAGGGAGCTGCCGGCATAAGGTAGATAAATAGGATTATGGCAAAAAGAAAAGGTATATCAACAGGTACTACAGCAGAAAGAAGTATCGAAGAACAAGGACATTTAAGATTTAATACCTCAACAAACTTGTTGGAGTATTATGATGGTACATCATGGAAATCTATTGATGCGCCACCTACTGTGTCAAGTGTTTCGCCTTCAAACTTATTATCAGGTGATGGTACAGGTAACTATACAATTGTAGTTACAGGCTCAGGTTTTTCTACAAGTGTTACAGCAGCTTTAATTGCGAGTGATGGTTCAACTATAATTACTCCTGATACAGTTACAAGAGATAGTGCAACACAAGTGACTTTAGTTGTTGCAAAAAACACAGCAAACCTAACAAATGCAAATGAACCATTTGATGTTAAAATTACTAACGCATCTGGCCTTGCAGGTACACTAGCAAGTGCATTAAATATTGATGCACAACCAGTATATTCAACAGCGGCAGGTTCATTAGGTACTATTTTGAATGGTGCCAGAACAGGCTTATCATTTACAGTTGCAGCTGCGGATCCAGAATCAGGCGGTGATATAGTTTATACTTTAGAATCAGGTTCATTACCAGCAGGATTATCTTTAACTTCTACAAGTTCAGGAGCTGTTATTAGTGGTAATGCTGATGCCGTAGGTTCAAACACAACTTCAAACTTTACTATTCGAGCAAAAGATGTTAACTCAAACATAAGTGATAGAGCATTTTCTCTTACTGTAAATGCACCAGTTGTAGAATCGTTCACATCATCAGGTACTTTCTCAGTACCAAGTGGTATTACAGCAGTAGATGTATTAGTCGTTGCAGGTGGTGGTTCAGGTGGTGGTTCAAATAACAACGCAGTTACTGGTGGCGGTGGTGGTGCAGGTGGACTTATTTTTAGACCAGCATTCCCTGTAACTCCAGGCGGTACAGTCACAGTTACAGTTGGTACTGGAGGTCAAAATTATGCCGGCTCAGATCCTTCACATCCAGGTCCTACCCACCCTGGACAAGATTCAGTATTTGGTACATTAACTGCTAAAGGCGGCGGCGGCGGAGGTTCAGGATATATTCCTGGCCATCCTGATGGTTATGGCGGCAACAAAGGTCAAGATGGTGGCTCAGGCGGCGGTACTGCTGGGTGGGGATCCGGTGACACACCTGGCGCACCTCAACCAAGTGGAACTCAACCAACACAACCAGGTGATTCAGGTACATACGGATTTGGTAATACAGGTGCAACTGGAGGGAATCCAGCCACACCATCAGGTTCAGGTGGCGGCTCAGGTGCAGGCGGGGGTAACGGCGGTCCAGGACCAAGTAGAGCAGACGGTATTGGTAAAGCATACAATATTTCAGGAACATCTACTTACTATGCAGGTGGTGGCGGTTCAGGCGGACAAAATGCAGTTTCAGGAAATGATGGTAGTCCGGGACCAGGCGGCCAAGGCGGCGGTGGTGATTCAGGAGCTATGGGTGAAAGCGGTAACCAAGGCGGAGCTAATACAGGTGGCGGCGGCGGAGGCTGTGGCGCTTCACAAGGTAATGTTATTTCTGGTGGTAATGGCGGTAAAGGTATCGTAATCGTATCATACTAAATATTCTTAGATAACTAAGATTGAGGTTTATATTATAAAAATGAGTGAGTTTTTTCGTAAAAAAATATGGGTATTTGATGATATTATTGATGTTAAATTACAAGATGATATTCAAAAAACCTTTCTTAGTTTAAATTTTCCTTGGTTCTTTAATCCAGATGTTTCTTATATCAAAAATGATGTACAAAAGCGACCTGGTTTTTCTCATTACTTTGTCAGTAAAAATGGTGATGATAATAGCGATTGGCACGAACCTTTAATACCTATCATAAAAAATTCTTGTAAAAAAATTGGTTATCAATATTCTAAGATACACCAAGGACGAGCCTTTTTCCAATTACCCCTAAACATTAAAGACAGACATATTGTAGATAGTCCACATTTAGATATTACTGATTTTAGACATTTGGTAATACTTTATTATGTTTTAGATAGTGACGGCGATACAGTCATTTACAAAAATAATTTTGAAGACGGTAAAAAAGTACCTCATATATCAGAACTTGTTGAAAAACAAAGAATAACTCCAAAAAAAGGCCGTGTAGTTATATTTGATGGTTATTATTGGCATACAGCGTGTCAACCAGAAAATAATTTAAGATGTATTATAAATTATAATGTGAGTTAACATGGAAACATTTATTGAAAAATATGAAATGCCTTTGAGTGTGTGTGATGAAATTATTGACTTATATCAAAAAAATGAAAGTAATGCTATAGATGGCTGTATATCTTCAACCTCTAAGGTTGACAAAGATACTAAGGTGTCAAAAGAAATAAGAATAGAAGTTGATGAACAAAAATATATACAACAATATTATACAAATTTATATGCAATGACAAAAATGTATTTGAAAAAACACATTCCAACAGATGCAGGTAAGTATGGTCCATTGAGTATATTAGAAGGCACGAACATTCAAAAATATCCAATTGGTGGTGGATTTAAAAAATTACATTCTGAGAGAATGGAATATGAAACTAGAAGTAGAGAATTAGTTTTTATGACTTATTTAACAAATACTCCTAATGCAGGAACTTATTTTCCAAAACAAAATGTAACAACTGAGTGTATTAAGGGCGATACAATAATATGGCCTGCTGGGTTTACACATATGCACAAGGGTATTATATCAGATACACATGAAAAGATGATAATTACTGGCTGGATTAACTTTAAAAAGTCTGATAAATAATTATAAGGAGAAAATTATGAAACTAATTAATAACATTAAAAAATTTATTACTGGTTTATTTGTTATGGAATCAAAAGAACAAATTACAAAAGAACAAATCAAATCTTTAGAAAAGAAAACAAAAAATGAAATTGAAAAGGTTGGTAGAAAAGTCGGTGTAGAATTAGATAAAAGATTAACTAAAGCTAATATGATAAAAGAATTGAAAAAACATTCAAAATAAGGTAAAAATTATATGATGATTAATAATACATTTAATACTAACGCTATACACCAAACTTGTTCAAGTGGTTCTAAAATTATTAAACCTTTTGGTCCTCCAATTTATCAAACAGAAGTTTCACAAGACATTGTTAATTCTTTAAATGAAGAAGGTGATAAATTAAATGTTGAAAAAAATGATTTTAGAAGTCATTTAGCTGGCAATATGAAAACAGGTAATAGTTTTTTATACAATAAAGAATATGCAAAATTTATATCAAAAAAATTAACTCCTTATGTTAATGACTATTTTGATAATATAGCTGAAAGTCTTGGCCAAGATTATATTAAAAAGTTCTTAACCCCAAATGTTATTAATTCTAAAACTAGCGGATTAACATTAGAATCTCTATGGATTAATTATCAAAAAGCTGGAGATTTTAATCCAAGACACACTCACACAGGAAATATATCTTTTGTTATATTTACAAAAGTGCCTGAAAGAATATTTGATAAGTCGTATGTAACATCAAATACAAATCATCCAGGTGAAATTATATTTTCTTTTGGGGAATCTTTTCCCAATTCACTACATGGTTCAGATTTTAGAGTTAAACCTTATGAAAGATTAATGTTTATGTTCCCGTCTTATTTACAACATAGTGTTAATCCATTTTGGACAGATGATACTAGAGTTAGTGTATCTGGCAATTATGCTATGGTATGGGAGCAAGATAAATAGATGTTAGGAGTATTATATAATGTTACTTAAAAATTCTTATTATTTCTTTCAAAACGCATTGACCCCAGAAATGTGTCAAAAAATTATTGACTTTGGAGAAAATATAATCAACGAAACAAAACAAAAAGGTGGCGAGACCAATGCCACAACAATGGGGTACAATCATAAACAAGGCGATATAGATGAAAACTCTAAGCCAATGGCTGATGTTACATATGAAGAATTAAGAGATGAAAAGGGTATTGCTTCAAATGATATACAAAAAGGTACATTTATTAGAGATAGTGAAGTTGCCTGGATGAATCCTCAATGGTTATACGATTTAGTCTGGCCGTTTTTACACAAAGCAAATAAAGCATCAGGATGGCTATATGAATTTGATAGTGCCGAATCATTTCAATTTACAAAATACGGTTTAAATCAATTTTATGGCTGGCACGCTGATGGTAATAGTGACCACGAGGGTAAATATAAAAGATTTATACCTGGCGTTCATAAAAAGGACGAAAAAGGTAGATTGCCTATGGGATATTCGGAAAATCCAAATTTCGTAGGTAAAGTAAGAAAATTGTCAATGACAATCAATCTAAATAAACCAGGTGAATATGAAGGAGGAAATTTAAAATTTGACTTTGGTCCTCATGCTTCAGGAAAAAGATTCCATGAATGTACTGAAATTAGACCACAAGGTTCAATTATTATATTTCCATCATTTGTATATCATCAAGTTACACCTGTTACTAAAGGGACAAGATATTCATTAGTATTATGGGCATTAGGTAAACCATTTAAATAGTTAGGAGTTATAATGGAAAATAAAATTGCAAATTGGGACGCTTTAACTGAAGAACAGAAAAATAATGCTATGTCTTTATTAAAGGGTCAAACTGGATTAAATCCTGCTGTGGTGCATCCTGCAGCTAAATTTTTTGAAGAAAATGGTTGGGTTAAAATTGAAAAATTTTTATCAACTGAAATGGCTAATTTATTGTATCATCATGTACAATTAGAATCCACAAGATTGGCTTTCTTTGAAGAACAAGGCGTTCAATATGATGAGGATTTATGGGGCACTTTTAATGACAAACAAGCTCCTGGTGACTTTAGTAAATACGGTGAACCTATTTTTGACGCTTTGTTGAGTATATCGTTAGAAAAAATGAATGAGTTAACAGGTAAAGAATTAATTCCTACTTACACATATCATAGACTTTATACAACAGGCACAGAATTAAAAAGACATAAAGATAGACCAAGTTGTGAGATTTCTACAACACTTTGTTTAGGTTACGACAATTCAAATGTAGATGAAAAAAGATATCCAGATTGGGATTGGCCTATGTTTGTAGGACCTAAAGATGGTACAAAAGATACAGCAGGTCTTCCCATTCATATGAAACCTGGTGATATGTTAATTTATAGAGGAGACATTGTTGAACATTGGAGAGAACCTTTTATGGGATTAAATCATGCTCAACTTTTTATGCACTATAATGAAAAATCAGGCCAATATAACATTATGTTTGACGGAAGACCTTTATTAGGATTGCCTGCTTCATTTAGAGATGAAGATATTATTGATAACGCTGAAAAAAACCAGGAAACATCAATACAAGAAATTGATACTTCAGGCACAAAAAAATATGTTATTGATTAATTGATAGGAATAATTTAATGGCAGAAATTGAACAGTATTGGAAGTTTACAAAATTTGAGGAAAATCCAAAATTTCCTTTTCTGATAGTTGATAATTGGTACACACCAGAAGAAGAAAAGGCTATTTGGTCTGAATTGAATTTATATTCTCATCTAAAAGATATTGATAGGGCTGAAGATACTATTGTCGCAAGAGATAAAGAAGGTAATGCTAAAGGAAAATCTTATAGATGGTACACTTCTGAGTATCATACTGATAAACATTATACTAGATTTCCAATTGAAAATACATTATACAAAGTAAGAAGTGATGAATTTAAAAATGAATTAAACTTTTGTGACCCTTATTTTAGAAGTTTTGGGAGTTCTAATAGAAACTCTAATATGGTTTCTTATTATGAAGAAGAAGACTATTATGATGACCATTATGATACATTTCAATGGACACAATTAGTATGGTTTTATAAAACCCCAAAAATGTTTACAGGTGGCGATTTTGTATTTAAAGAACCAAATGTGACTGTTAATTGTAAACATAATAGAGCTATATTTTTTCCTTGCCCATATTTACACTCCGTAACGCCTATAAAAATGAAACAAAAAATGCCTTTTGGACATGGCAGATGGACAATAACACATTTCTATTATTCTATTCCTGATGGTAAATAAAAATGAATAGAGAATTTAAAGTATATAATTTATTTCCTACTCCAGTATTTCAAAATTTTATAGATTTAAAAAAATACAATTTAGAAGAATTGTACCATACTGATTATGAATTAATGGAATCTGAAAATGGTAAAATCACAAAAGACAAATACATTTTAGATAACGAACAATTTAAAGAGCTGAAAAAAGAAATTATGTATAATTTAGAATTATACACTAAAAACTTTTTAAAAGTGGATGATACTCATTTAGAATGGTACTTACAAAATAGTTGGGTAAATAAACACGAAAAGGGTGATTGGGGTCAAAGTCACTTTCACTCAAATAGTTTAATAAGTGGTGTATTATATTTACGAACAAATGAAAAATCTGGTAATATAATTTTTGAGTCTCCAACAAATCATAGGCCTATTTTCCCATTATCTTGTAATTTACCTTTTTCTGAATTGACTATAGATAATTGTAATTTGTACGCTTTAGAACCAAAAAATGGTATGATAATTTTATTTCCTTCTTCTTTATTGCATGGTATAAAAGCCAACATATCGGATATGGATAGATACTCTATGGCATTTAACTTTCATATTGAGGGAGAGTTATTATCAAAAAAATCTCAAATAGACTATTTAAAAATAAGGAGATAGTATGGAAAAAGAAACTAAAAATGAAGTGAATTTAAATAATTTAAAACCTCTAAAGGTTACAAAATCAAAAGGTATATTTAAAACATTTACAAATGGGTCAATATTAGAAAACAGTAGCGTACAACCTTACCTAGGCAAACCTTTATCAATAAATATTAATGAAGTTTTATCTACTTATCCTAGTGAAGACAATATTGGTACCCAAATACACAGTTATAGAGGAGCCACTTGGCGGGTCTTAGAAGAACACGATATTGTTGTCAAAAGACTGAATGAAAACGGATAAATAGTTTAACAGGAGAAATTATGAGTGAACAACCAAAGAATGTTATAACAATTGATGGAAAAGATTATGATTTAGATGTTCTTCCTTTAGCCCTTAGAAATACTATTGCGGCCAGACAAGAATTACAAACATCTAAAGTGCGACATGAAATTGAATTGGAAAAGATTGATGTACTAACAAATTACTACAACGAAAAAATTGCAGAAGGTATAAAACAATTCAATGGCAGCAGTAGCGAATCTTAGAATAGACCAAGGGGCAACATTTACCTCAGATGTAACTGTAACTAATTCAGACGGTGATGCCGTTGATTTAGATGGTTACACAGCAACGGCCAAAATGGCTGATGCTTATGGGTCATCTTCAAACACAACAATTACCACAACGATTGCTAGTGACACTACAACAGGTGTCATTTCTTTATCTTTAACAGATAGTCAAACCGCAGCTTTAGACGCACCGGCACGATATGTCTATGATGTTTATATCACAAAGACTGTCGATAGTACAGTTACTAGAGTAATTGAAGGTATTATTACTGTAAATCCAAAAGTTTAGTCTTTCTTCAATATATTTTCATTATAAATATTACAAAAGAGAGAGGACCATAAATGGTTAAAGCAGTTATTAATCAAACTGGTGGAGTTAGAGCAAACATTAACTCCTCGACTTCAGCGGGACCACAACAAGTTTCAGTACAAGTTCCGAGTACAAATCTGTCTGTACAGAATGTTAACAGACTGAGAAGTTTAACAGATGTTGATTCAAGCACACTTACCGATGGCGCCTTATTACAATATGATGCACCTAGTGATAAATTTGTAACAAAAACGACCATTGAGACCAATACAGGTACAATTATATTCAATGGTGGAAACTTTTAGGAGCTAAGATAAATGTCAACAATTATTCAAATTAAAAGAAGTGCGAATACAACAGCTCCGTCAGACTTATACCTCGGTGAATTAGCTTATACTTATGGAACAGGTACCCAAGGCAATAACGGTGATAGACTGTTTATTGGTGAAGGTGGTGTCGGCGGTGATGGTTATGCAAACAATATCACAGTAATAGGTGGTCAATATTTCGTAGATAAACTAGACCATGTAGATGGTACTTTAACAGCAAGTTCAGCATTAACAGTAGATAGTAACCTAGCAATTGATACGCTCAATATAGGTAACTCAACAACTGTCGGCGGTACATTAAAATTAAACGAGGGTACAAATAACGGTTCTCACTATATTGCGTTAAAAGCTCCTAACGCAGTTACAAGCACAACTACTTTTGTTCTTCCAGATGGCGATGGTTCTTCTGGTCAATTTTTACAAACAGATGGTTCAGGTAACCTATCATTTAGTACAGTCACACAAACTCTCTCTATAGCTGCTGATGTAGGTTCAAATGATACTGTAAACACAGGTGAAACAATTACATTCACAGGTGATACAGGTATCACAACAACTGTTTCAGATAATGATATTTCAATTGACTTAGATGACACAGCAGTTACTCCAGGTTCTTACGGTTCTACTTCACAAATTCCAACTTTCACAGTAGACCAACAAGGAAGATTAACAGCAGCTGGCCAGGTTTCAGTTGCGACTAACTTAACTATTGTTGATGAAAGTTCT